ATTTTCAGGCAAAAAAACAGGTGGTAGTTCGCCTACAGGTGGTGGTAGCAGTTTTGCAGGTGGTGGCTTTACAGGTATGGGTGCTAGAGCAGGTGGCGTAGATGGTAAAGGTGGATTTCCTGCAATACTACATCCTAACGAAACTGTTATAGATCATACAAAAGGTCAGGGAATGGGAGCTACAGTAAACTTTAATATATCTACAGTAGATGCAGCAGGATTCGATCAACTATTAGCATCAAGAAAAGGTCTTATAACTAGCATTATTAACAATGCTATGAACAATCAAGGAAAAATAGGAGTTGTATAATGTCAGGTCAGTTTCCAACAACAGTTAATTTTAGTGCATTACAATTTCAAGATAATAGACCAACGCTAGTTAATCAAACACTATCAGGAAAAAAACAAGTCAGACAAATAGGATCGCAATACTTTTCATTTACAGTACAAATGCCACCTATGAAACAGGAAAACGCACAAGCATATTTTGCATTTCTACAAAAACAAAAAGGCTCTTTTGAAGATTTTACTATTGCAGCACCTTTAGATAATTTAGGAGCAGGTAAAGGCGAAACAGATATAGCCGTTGTGGGATCACACTCACTAGCTGATGCTTCAATAGCAATAGATGGATTTACTGCTAGTCAGTCAGGAGCATTGAAAGCAGGTGATTTAATTAAGTTTGCAAATCATTCAAAAGTTTATATGGTGCAATCAGACATAGATGCCGATGGAAGTGGTGCATTGACAGTTTTAATCAGTCCTAATTTAGTAGCTACTCTTGCAGATAATGAAGCAGTAACAGTTAATAAACCACAATTCACAGTATATTTAGAAAGTAATGAAATTATGTACTCAACAAATGCTAGTGGTTTATATACTATTTCATTTGATGTTAGAGAGGTTATTACCTAATGCCTAGAAGTTTATCAACTGCTCTACAAAATCAAGTTTCATCAACAGCTACTAAAACAGCTTTTTTAGTAGAGCTTAATTTATCATCTACTATCAGATTAACAGATTGGTATTCTAATGTTGTTTATGATTCTAATACCTATGAAGCTGGTGGTTCTTTTTTACAAGTAGACTCAATAACTGAAACAGGTCAATTACAAGTAGATGAAATCAATATTGGTTTTTCTAATATTACAGATCAGGTTAGGTCTTTAGTACAAAGTGGAGAATTTACTGATAAGGAAGTGGAAATATATCTTGCTTATTTTGATGATAATGAAGCTATTGTAGGTGCTATTAATTTCTTTACAGGTCAAATAAGGAATGTATCAATACAAGAAAATTTAGATAATTCAACATTAAACTTAACTGTTGCTTCGCACTGGGCAAATTGGAATTTAACGAAAGGTAGACATTTTACAGATGAATCACAACAGAACTTTAGTAGTGGTGATAAGGGTATGGAATTTGCAGCACAAGTTAAAGAAGATGTTAGGTGGGGTATGTAATGGCTTTTTGGGCAAATGTTTTAAATTTTTTTACTAAAGTTGGTGCATTTTTATCAAGTAAGGCAGTAACAGCTACCTTAACTGCAATTACTTTAGCTGTTGGAGTAAAAGGATTTTTACAAACAAAAGCTATGTTGGCTAAAGGTCAGGATATATTAGCTAACAAAACTTCTGCTGGTGGCAAACTTCCTGTTATTTATGGAACTAGAAGGGTAGGCGCTCAAATAATCTACATGGATGTCAACTCAAATGATTCAAGGGATTTATATGTAGTCTATGCTTTAGCAGTTGGTGAATGTGAAGAAATAATAGGGAGAACAATAGAACTTGATGGAAACTTATTAACTGATTCTGCAAGATTTAGGGATGGTGGTTATATAGGTACAGATAAGATTGGTTCAGGTAATGGTTCATTAAATACAGTTACACAAAATGGAACAGGGATTGATGCTGGTGCTGGTGGTTTTGGTACAAGTCCAACTGCAAAATATAGATATGTTTTCAATTTACATCATGGAGCAGCTACACAAACTGCTGATCCTATGCTTGTAGCATCTATGTCTAATTGGACTTCAGCACATAAATTAAATGGTGTTGCGTATATTGCTGCTCATTATGGCTATGATAAAGAAGGTATTTGGTCAGGAGTTCCACAATTAACAGTACAGGTAAAAGGCAAAAAGATTTACGATCAAAGACAGGATTCAACAAATGGTGGTAGTGGATCACAAAGAGTAGCAGATGTATCAACTTATGCTTATTCAGATAATCCTGCATTATGCTTTCAAGATTACATAATTAACAATGAGTATGGTAAAGGTATTCCAACTTCTAAAATTAACTTTGCTACTTTTCTTGCAGCATCTAATGTTTGTGATACAGAGGTAGATAATCCTTATTACAATGGTTCTGCTAAAACCATAAAATGGAGTGGAACTTCAGGCGATAGTTTTATAATTATTCCTTCAGGGCAAACTGATGCAGGAATTAGGTGGTGGCAAAATAAAGTAGGTGAAAAGATAACGCTTACAGATACAGCAGGGAATGTTGTTTTAAATGGCATACAAATTAAAGCAGTAGAAAGATCAAGATATTATGGTGCTTCATTAAAATTAGTAATTTATATAAGTGCTACTCTAGGTGCTACTTATGCAGAACAAACAGGCACTATACTCTCAAAGATAACAAGATTTACTTGTAATGGTTATATAGATTGCAATAAAAATGTAATGGATAACGCTAAAGAATTACTAGCTAATATGCGTGGTATTTTTCTTTATATAGATGGTAAGTATGAGCTATCAATAGAAGATACAGGATCATCAACATTTACTATTACTGATGAACATATAATATCTGATTCAGGCATTTCAGTTGATTATGGCAACAAAGATAAAAAGGCTAATAAGGTTATAGTTGAGTTTTTTAACGCTAACAAAAAATATGAATTAGATACAGCAACAGTTTTACATTCTGCAACAACTGATGCAAATGATTTTACATCAGATGATGGTGGTGAGGTTTTAGAGGTTAAAGCAGAATTTCCATTAATTTCTGATCCATATATTGCTTATAACATGGGTAAAGCAATTTTAGTTAGAAGCAGAAATCAAATTACAATGCAGTTCTTAGGAACACCTGAAATGTACAAATTAAATGTTGGAGATATTGTTTCTCTTACTTATGCAGGTTTGGGATTTTCAGGAAAGGTCTGTAGAGTTGAAGCACTAGAACTTCAATCAAATGGTTTAGTTGCTGTTAGCTTAATTGAATATTTTGATGTTTATACATGGGAAGTACCAGCACAAGAGCCTTTAGAAGAATTAAGTGATTTACCATCTGCTTATGCTGTTGCAGCACCAGCAGGATTAGCATTTACTGATACTGATTCTAGTTCTACAGGTAGACCTTTTCTAGCTTGGAACACACCAACTGATTTTCCTGATTATCAATACAGAATTAATGTTGTAGATTCTTCAGGCAATCAAGTTGTTAATAAGATAGTGGATGTTGCAAATTGTGATTTAAACTTTGCTAAAAAGGGCACTAACTATGTTGCAAGTGTAAGCTCATTAAATACGCTTGGTTCAGAATCTTCTGCTGCAACACTTACATTTACAGTCGGAGAAGAACCAACAGGAACAGGGGACATACAGGACAATGCGATCACAACAGTTAAAATAACTGATGCAAATATAATAACTGCAAAAATAGCAGATGCAAATATTACTACAGCAAAGATTGCTGATGCAAATATTACTACAGCAAAGATTGCTGATGCAAACATAACAACTGCAAAGATTGCTAACGCAAATATAACAACTGCATTGATAGCTGATGCTGCTATTACAAATGCCAAGATTAATGATTTAAACGCAACAAAGATAAACGCTGGGAGTATAGATTCAGCAAGGATTAATGTTGATACATTAAATGTAAAACATTTTGCAAATGTGTCAGCAGATATAATTAGTCATACAGGATCAGGAGTGCCTTTATCTGTTTTTGGTTCTGCATTTCAAAGAGGTTCAACAGACTTCACAACACAAACACAAACTACAGGAAACTTTTTGCCTTTAGCAATAAGTAATGTAAGGAATAATGCGAAATATCAAGCTATATTTACAGGTGTTCTTGGTGATAATACAGGTATTTTTGTAGAATATTCTGTTGATGGTGGCTCTAATTATGTAGAAGCAGCAGGTGGCATACAAGATATAGATATGGATGCAGGAACATTTAGAACTTATGTTTTTGTTTATAGTGGAACAATAACAGGATTAGGAGCTAGTGCCACAACTACAAACTGGCGAGTCAGATTTGTAACAAAACATAGAAGCACATATTTAAGTTTATATGTGTTTATAGATAATACTCAATAATGAAATATACAGATTACACAATATATAAAACAGCAACAGGAAACATAGTATCTAATGGAGCTACTAATTGTGAGCTTGATGCAATAATTCTTAACAATGATGAATCTATTATTGAGGGTATTTATGAAATTAATAAATATAAAATAATTGATGGATCAGCAACAGAACAAGTTATTGATTTTTGGATTACAGTTA